GCGTTACCGGCTTGCCATCGGTGTAGTCAACCGCCAGACGGGCTCGAATGTGTGGGAGCAGCACATTGGCGCTGCCTTGAATCGCCAGATCGCTCGCCAACTGACTCGCCACGCTATCGACCAGTACGCCGGTCAGGCTGTCATTTAGCCGCTTGATCTCGGCATCCTTGTCCGCCGTGGTGGACGCGAGCTTGTCCTGCCACGACTTTTCCAGCGCGCCGACGTCGCCAGCCTTGCGGGCGATCTCTTCAGCGGCCAGACGCGCAGCCTCTTCGGCTTCCTTACGCTTGGCGTGATCGGCCTTCTTTTCGGCCAGCAGCTCGTCAACCTTTTTCTTCAGGCCGCTGACGTCTTCGGGCAGCTTCGGCTGCGGCAAGCCTTCCACGCCCAGCGTGTACTTGCCATCGTCGTTCTACGTGTAGAGCGCCTTCACGTCGTCAGCCAAGCCGTCGAGCGAATCCAGGGTGTATTTCAGTGCCATGTTGTTTGACCCCCAAGGTCAGTGAGCCGGCCCAGCCGGATGTTCGTGTGTGAATTACTTCGCTTTCGGTTTCTTGGCAGCGCGCTTCTTTTTCATGAAGGCAGCGAGCGCCGGTGGAACAACGCCTTTCTTCGGTTTTGCCATGATGATTCCTCGGTGGTGATTGAATCTGCGATGGCCGGTGCTGATCTCCGGTATGGGTCACGTATGCCGGTCTAATGCCGGATACCCTTGGCTGGCCTGATCATGGCCATCCTCTTGAATTGGCCTTCGCGCATCAGCCTGCGCATTCATCGCAAAACTTGGTGGATCGGCATCGGAACGTGAGTCCACGTAACCCCAGTAATTGCAGATTTAGCCGCACCGTAACTAACGCCGTTGTCTTTTGACAGCCTGTATACCGAAATTCCCTCTGCGCGCTTGATGCGCATCGACATCACCAGTTCATCCGTCAATACAGCTTGTCCGTGCCGTGTGCCGCGTGCGAGACCAAGGATATTCCGCCCGTTGCCAGACTCAGCCCAGCTTAGTGACATCTGTATAGCTGGTATTTTTGCCTCGGCTGCGCGGTGGCATGGGATGCATAGCGTCACAAGGTTTGATGGTGCGTTCGCCAGCGCATGCCTCGTGAAGTTGTGAAAAGGAACTTTATGATGCACCTCAAGAGATTTCCCGTATGCGGAGATGTGTGCGTCATTTGACATTCCACAAAAGACGCACTCAAACTTGTCTCTCTCCCTTATCTTTTCTGCTACAGCAGGCCAGTTTGTTCCCCTAAAACCGGAGGCAAACATCGACATGCCGCCCTTCCAGTTTCCCTTGCGCGCCCCTGTCAGCTTGGACAATTTCTCGGAATTTACCTTATTCGTGCATTTATCCGAACAACAGTGACGCGCATGATTAGGCCCAAACCTTTCGCCGCCATGCTTGTTTCGGCATGGTAGGACAGGCGTAAACCACACCCCGCATCCATCACAGTGTCGTGATCTTGCGGACAACCTATGATCTCTATGGCAACGACGGCAGCAATACTTCACCGCATGTTTGCCAATTACGATTCCGCAGTTTAGACAATATCTGTCTATATGGTTTTCACACAATGCCGTCATGCTGCCTATTATATTACAAACCAGACTTAAAAAATGCTAACGGCTCGACGGCCTTCATTTGGGCTAATGTCATTGGGGAGAAGTTGCGATCAAGCTGTAATGCCGCAAATCTTTCGGCAGTCAGCCCACCGTCCCTAAATAACCTTCCCCGCATCGGCCCAAGAACCTCATCCTGAAAGCCAATTGTTTGTTCCTTGAGCCACGCGTAATAAGTCAGGTCTTGCGGCACCGGCCCGTTCATGCTCGCGCGTTGTGCACCCTTGTTCAGCCAGTCGAATTCAGGGGCCAGCTGCAAGATCGTGGTCGAACGGCAGTTGATGTGAATCGGCGGAAGCGGTCCCTTGCCAATCTTGAACACCTTGCGATCGAGCGAGCGGCAAACGGCCGTCGTGCGATTGTCCAGGGTGCTAACCCAGGAGTATTCCGTTGCCAGATCCGCGTTCGATTTCCACGTCTCCACTCGCGCCTGACTGGCCGCGTGCTGCACGGCAGTCCGCACCATGGCATCGGCACCGCGCTTGGTAATGCTCAGCAGTCCGTCGCTGTACTTCAGCGCCCGCGTGCCACGAATCGCTCGCACCATCTGCGCGTTGGTCTGGCCCTCAAAGTAGCCGCGCCGGATCGTGCCGGTAAAGGCTTTGCGCTGTGCTGCGCTCCAATCCGTGACGAACGATTCCAGCAGCTTGCCGCCATCTGGGCCACGCACACTTAGCGGATTGGTCAACACTGCCGTCTTGATTTGTGCTGGCGACGGGATGACCGACTCGAACGCCGTATTGACCGTCTCTACCGCTTTGGTCAGCGTTGCCGCCTCAAACCCGGCCTGATACTCGGCAATGTCGATCACGTCGGTCTTGAGCCGATCCCAGTAACGATTCTGAATCGCCGCGATGTTGGCATCCACGTCAGCTAGCAACGCCTCAAGCCGCGTGCGCTGGAAGTCGGTCAGTTCGTCACCGGACAGTGCGTCCCGAATGACCTGATCCATCTCGCGCAGGAACGCGTCAAACTTCGTCGCTTCGTGCGACTTAACCCGCTCAAGGAAGACTTGCTGCCGGACGGCTATGGTAGCCATCGCGGCTTGCTTCGTGGTCATCAGTTACCTTGTTCCGCTGCGCCCTGCAATTGACCGTCACCCGGCAGCATGGCCCCGGCATTCGTACCCTTAGAGGGTAATGGCGCGCCCAGAATCGCCGGCATACCACTACCGGGCTTCTGTGCGTCGAGCTCCTCGCGCACGTCGTCGTCCGTCTTCTGCGGGTCAATCAGGCTGACCTTGCGCAAGTACGCCCACAGGTCGGTCTCGGGGATCGCGTTGGCCTGCCATGCCTGCACGGCCGCCATGATGCTCGGCGCGTCCAGCGGGTTGATCGCGAACTCGGTCGGGATCGCCAGCGAGCACTCGCCGGTATCGGCGCGCATGAATTCAGCAGCCCAGCCCAGCGCCAGCGTGTAGGCAAGGGAGAGGTTGTCGCAGACCAGCGACAGCACGCTGGAATCGTTCTCCGCGTCCGTTGCCGCTTGCGTGGCGGTCTTGGAGCGGCCCTTGTTCGGCTGGATCAGCGACGCACCCAGCGCGCGCATCTGGTCCTCTTTGTCGAGCATTGCTTGACGCACGAGATTGTTCGGCGCGGCCTGCGCAATACCAAACGCACCACCCTGCGGCAGCGGCAAGACGTTGCGTGAGCCAAGGACGATGCCGTCTTTAATGAGCGCATCGCGCCATTCCGGGTCAAGCCCGCTCATCCACCCTTGAGGCTGGCCGCACATGAACACGGAATCCTCATAGTCCGCGCTGTTGCGAAAATGCGCGATGTTGAGCACCGCGATGTCATACAGCGGCGACACCATGAAATCATTGGTCGTCGTCAGCGACGTGGCGTAGCTTTCCAGTTGCGGCGAATTGCGCACTGCGCCAATGAACGAGAATGGGATTTCCGTCCACGGCTTGCCCAGGCCGTTAAGCGGCGTCGAAACCGTGTCGATCGTGTACTCTTCGGTATCCGTCTCGCGCGTCCATATCTCCTGCTGATAGATGCCGTTGAGCAACCGCAACACGCGGTAATTCGTGCGCACGTCGAAACCGAACTCGTTGTACACATTGACGATTTCGCGGATGACCACGAGGGTCAGGATCTACGATCCGCCGACACGCTGGGTCTACCAGTTGATGATCGAATGCGCGGGATACAGGTTGATCGTCGCGACCGCGTTGCCGTTCTTCGTGTCCAGGATCGACGTTTCGGCGGTGTTCTCCACCACGGGAAAGTCCACCAGCAAGCCAGCACGCCCGGTCTTGAGTACCTCGGCCATGGCGAGCTGGCACGACTGCACCAGAGAGCAACCTGCCCCGTCGGCATCGTCCATCAGGTATTCAATCTGCGCCGGAAACGTGATCTCGGGCCACTTCTGAAACGCCATGCCAATCAGGCTCGACAGCGTGCGCCCCGTGGCGTTGTAGTACACCGCGCGTAACAGGTACTGCTGATAGCGCTGATTGGCTTCCAGCGACAAATCGGACGGGTTCGGCCTCGGCAGGTATTCCTCAGCGCGAAACTTGATCGCGTGCTGACCCGTGCACGCATCCTCGACCATGCGCCACAGGCGAATGTTCTGAATGTATTCCGGGCGCTCGATTTCGACGCTGTTTTTCATCAGTAGGGAAGCCTGAAGGGTAGAGTCATGAGCGGCTGCTTGCTGGCCAGCACCCGGTAACGAATGGCGTCGTACATGTGATCTTCGGCCGACGTATCCACATCGTCAGGGTTGCGCAAGTCACGCGGCAACACGGGCAACTGAGCGATAGCAGAGCGGCAATGATCCATGAAGTAAATGGCCCGGTTTTCCGGGTGATCCTTGCCGGCTTCACGCAAGCGTGAGCGCAGCAGTTCAAGGCCAATCTTGCGAGTACCCGGCGCTTTGTCCGACGTTTTCCAGCGCACACCAGCGGACGCCATCTCATCGGCAATCGTTGGCGTTCCCGGCTGGCTCACCGCGCTGATCTGATTGTCGGCAGGCCCGGGCTTGACCCCGGCGATCCACTTGCCGGCCATCAGCGAGGTTTCGCGCTCAATGATGCCTTTGCCAACGTCACGCGGTGCCATCTTGACGCCCGTATTTGTGCCGCTGGCTCCATACCATTCATGGCACATCACCAGCGAACCACGCGGTGGGCACCATGTACTGCCGTCGTCTAGCTCGGCTTCCGTGCCGTCAGACTCGGCAAACCACGCCACCGCGAACGGGTGCGTGCTACCCCAGTCAAACGATCGATCAACGCGCCAGCTCGCCGGCACTCTGAAACGAGGGACGATAACGCGCGGTGTCCAGACATCATCCAGTGCGCCACCCGCAACGATGTTCCAGTCGCCATCCAGCATCGCCCGCACCAACTCGGGCGAACCCAGGCCAGACAGGCGGTCGGCGTAATCGGGGTCATTCTCCGCAAGAGTCGGGTTGTCGGTGAGCTTCGCCGGGATGTACTGGCGTAGCATGCCGCCCTGTTCCTTGGGCATGGACATGATTGTTTGCGCTGGCGCCAAGTCAATGAACGTCGCTTTGACCCAGTTGTGACCAATGCCGCCCGGATTCGACCCGCACACCACGCGCGGAAATTGCCCCTTCATGCCTGCCGGGACGTTCAGCCCGCCAATGCGGCAACGTGCGCGCAGATAGCGATAGATCGTTTCGGAAAAATGCGTCAGCTCGTCGATCATCAGGACGTGGATTTCCGCGCCCTGGTACTTGCTCACGTCCTTTTCGTATTGACAGTGGCAAAGATGGATCTTCGCCCCGTTCCAGAACTCAATGAAGTTTCGCGACCAGTTGATCTTGCAATAGCCGGCCTGCATCCATTCGGCCAATAGCGCCGGAAAGCCGCTCGGGCCTTCCATGTGATTCTTCAACAGATCGTCAGACAGTCGCCGGAAGATGTAGACCTGCAAGCCGGGAATCGTGGCGCACCACATGATCGCAGCCACACGCATCAGGTGCGATTTGCCGCCTCCCGCCGCACCACCGTAAAGAATCTCGGTTGCCCGCGACTCATAGGCGAACGATTGCCGGATATGCAGCGCTAGATCAAGACTCGCCATCAGGGTGCGCAATGGTCAGGTTGATGACCGGCGCTGAATTCTTGACCTCGCCGCTAAGCTCCGTCTTGATTTCCTGCGGAACCAGCTTCGTCCAGAGCTTGTAAAACTCGGTTTGGTTGGCACGCGCCCATGTCTACAGCGCAGGGACCCCGCCGATGCCCTAAAACGCCAATTGCAGCGCCTCCTTGCACGCTACGGTCGTCTTGTTGAGTGACCCCTTCTTGCGGCCCATCCCTGCCGCAGGCGGCTTCCTGCGCCCACTAGCGCTCACTTGTTTACTGTCCATATGTCACCTCGAACGGCCCTGCCGTCGATGTTGCCGGCTCAGCCAGCGTGTATCAGTGCACCGTCGCGCTGCACGGCCTGCCAGCGAACGCCCGATCCGCCACGGCATCAGCCACGCCGTACATCAGCATCGCCGCATCATCGGGCGTCATGTGCTTCCATTTGGCGCTCCATGTGCCGCCAACAACCTCGACCGTGATCGTGGGGTTGCGGGCGAA